TAAGCGAATAGACTCTTCGGTAGAAATGCGGCTGGTAAGAGATGTATCAACAGATGAACGTACAGACTCTTCAGTTGAGATGCGGCTGGTGAGAGAGGTATCTGCAGAAGTGCGGAAAGATGTCTCAGTTGAGATTGAAGAGTTGAGAGAAGCATCGGCAGAAAGACGTAGAGACTCTTCGGTAGCAACACGATTGGTGAGAGAGAGATCTGCAGAACTACGAACAGATTCCTCGGAAGAAATGCGGTCGGTGAGGGAAACATCAACAGATGAGCGGACAGACTCTTCAGAAGAAATGCGGCTAGTAAGAGATGTATCGCCGGAGGTACGAAGAGAAACTTCCTCGGATAGCTTGCCCATGACGGAGGCGTCAGCAGACAAGCGGAAAGAGGTCTCTGTAGAGAGTGAAACAGTTAGAGAGGCATCTCCAGAAGTACGGGCAGACTCTTCGGAAGAAAGGCGAGTGGTCAGAGAGCCGTCAGCAGCGATACGGAGAGAGGCTTCAGCATTAAGAAGAACTACAACGGAGGAGTCGCCAGCAGCGCGAGCGGCCTCTTCGGAGGAGAGTCTTGTGGTGAGTGAGCCATCAGCAGCGATACGCTCAGACTTTTCGGCAGATGCAACAACTGTGATAGAAGAATCAGCAGCAGTACGGAGAGAAGCTTCGGCATTAAGAAGAACCACTACGGAAGAGTCGCCAGCAGCGCGAGAGGATTCTTCAGAGGAGATTCTGGTGGTGAGGGAGCTATCAGCGGCGGTACGGGAGGAAACCTCATCAGAGAGTGCTACGGAGAGTGCTGCATCGCCAGAAACGCGGCTGGAAGCCTCGTTGGAGACTGCAGTAGCGAGAGAACTGTCAGCAGCAACACGGCTAGAAGATTCAGAGGAGAGGCTTACGACAATAGATGCATCAGCAGAGGCTCTGACAGAGCCTTCGTTAGATACGGCGATGGTGAGAGAGGAGTCTCCAGCGGTACGAGCAGATTCTTCAGAAGAGAGACGGCTGGTGAGCGAGGTATCGGCAGAGGAACGAACAGACTCTTCAGAGGAAACGCGAGTTGTTAAGCTTACAAACTTATCATTTAGTTCGCTGTAATCAGCAAACTTAATGAGTGAGAAGCCGGTCCAACCAGAGATGGATAGATCGCCATCAGAGTCTGCGACCACAATGTATGCATCATTACCACCCTTAACATAGTATGCCCAACCTTCCATTACTGCGGAGCCTGTTCCACCGGCTGCATTGAATGCTGTGGCGCCACCAGACTTGAGTACTGGAGTAAGTGCAGCCATCGCAGAAGTTAGATCAGAAACCGTATTGTAAGAACCCATCCATGTTACGCCGGCGACGAGCCCTGCTTCGATGACGCTTACGCGGACACCGATAGAGGAGTCACCAGCAACACGGTCAACAGTCTCGGAAGAGACGCGGGAGGTGAGGGAGGTATCAGCAGAGCCTCTGATGGAAGCCTCGTTATCGAGAGCTACAACCAAAGAGCTATCACCAGCTACGCGAGAAGAAGCCTCGTTAGAAACTGCAGTTGCAAGTGATGCATCGGCAGAGCCACGAACGGAAACTTCAGAAGAGAGTGCGTTGGTAAGAGAGAGATCACCAGAGGTACGAGCGGACTCTTCGGCAGAAACGCGGTTGGTGAGGGAAAGATCACCGGAGGTACGGGCAGATACTTCGTTAGAGACTGCAATTGTGAGTGAAGAATCACCGGCAACACGAGCAGACTCTTCGGAAGAAAGACGACCGGTAAGAGAAAGATCACCAGAAGTACGAGCGGACTCTTCAGAAGAAACTCGGCTAGTGAGAGATAGATCTCCAGAGGTACGAGCAGAAACTTCGTCAGAGACTGCTACTGCGAGAGAAGAATCTCCAGCAGCGCGAGCAGATTCTTCGGAGGAAACACGACCGGTGAGAGAGAGGTCTGCAGAAGTACGAGCAGATGCCTCGCTGGAAACTGCCACGGTAAGTGAGGAATCACCAGCTACGCGGGCGGACTCTTCGGCGGAAACGCGGTTGGTAAGGGAAAGATCACCAGAGACGCGGGCAGACTCTTCGGTTGAAACGCGACCAGTAAGAGAGAGGTCTGCAGAGGTACGAGCAGATACTTCGTCAGAAACTGCTACGGTAAGAGAGGAGTCACCAGCAAGACGAGTAGACTCTTCAGCGGAAACACGGTTGGTGAGAGAGAGATCGCCGGAGGTGCGAGCAGATACTTCATTGGATACTGCTACAGTAAGAGAAGAATCTCCATTGAGACGAACAGATTCTTCGAGAGAAACGCGGTTAGTAAGAGAAGAATCACCAGATACGCGGGCAGACTCTTCGGATGAAACGCGGTTGGTGAGAGAGAGGTCACCAGAGGTACGAGCAGAGACTTCATCAGAGACTGCTACTGCGAGAGAAGAATCACCACTAAAACGAACAGATTCTTCAGTAGAAACACGAGTTGTGAGTGAGGTATCGGCTGCACCACGGATGCTAGCCTCAGTTGAGAGTTCGGCCTCGACAGAGGACTTATCTGCAACAACAGACCAGTCAGCCTTGAGGGCGCCGTCTGTATTGGTATCAAGACCACCTGTTCCGAATCCAGAACGGGATTCGATTGTGATCTGATCGCCAGAGATTTTAGTATTAAATGCTCTTGCCATGTTATTATTTCCTAAATATTTTTCTTTTTACTATAACTTGAAACGTAACTATAACTTGTTTAAGTTTAATTGCAAAGTTCCCTAGTGGGATTGGAAATATTAAAAGTTAGAAGTCAAAATTTATAAACCAAGATCCATAAGGCATAACTTTGTGACTTAACTTTGTACATTGTGTGATAAATATTAGTAGAAAAATTACTTTTTTAAAATTATTTTTAGTTTTTATACAACATTTTTTTTAAAGTTCTTACGTGATTATCAAATTTACAAAAATCACTATTTAAATAATTCATTGATAATCCGGGAGCTTTGCCTTCGGGATCTTCAAAAACAAACTCAAACTTTCCAGTTGCAGTTTTTGTACAGCGAATAACAGAGAGTCCCTTCATCGTTAAGAATGCGGCAAGTGATAGATCTGACGTTATAAAGTTTTTTTCTTCCATATTCCCACTTATTAGTTCCGGCTTGTTGATATAATAACTTTAATAAAATATAAATAGAAAATACGATATGGTCAACATCCTAGGATTGAATCATCGTGGTTATCAATGAATAATAATTTATTTATTATCCGAGTCTGTATTTTTGTTAGAAGGTTTTAATTCTGATAGTTCTTTTTCAAATTCAAAAAAATCAGTAATAATATTGTCTGTTTTTAAATCAGACATATCAATATAATTAGGATCTCTTCTAGAAACTGCGGATGGTTTTGATTCTAAGATTTTTTTTTCATAAGCAGGACAGAACTTAACTCTATTTCTCATATTTGATTTATTCATGTTGCACCAATTATAACGATTCTATTAGCATAAAAATAGGGCCAGGTAAGTTCCCCTACCTGGCCCTACAAAGTATCTAACTAATTAATTAGATAGATTCTGCGCCCTGGACTGTACCGGAGGCAACGCCGCGTGGGTTGACGATACCGATACCGACGATTTCAGAGACAACCCAGCCGAGCTTGAGCTGCTTTGGCTCGTCTGCAGGAAGAACTTCGATGTCCTGACGAACAGGCATAACACCGACGAACTCTGGCTCTGCGGTGGCGAAGGCCTTACCAGCTGGAACGATCTTGGAGACGATGATATCTGCACCAAAGATCTGACCGTAAAGGCCAGTCTGAAGGATCTCTCTCTGGGTGACTGGGTCAACCTGGGAGGCGCCTACTGAACCTGCAGATTCCCAACCGAGGATATCAGTGAACTCATTGATGTTCATGAAGTACTTGGAGGTCACGAGGTCCCAACGGTCGATTTGACGCTTGAGGGAGAGCATGCCATTCTTGGAGAGCTTGCCGCTGACGGTGGAGTCAGTAAGGTCGAGTCTCTGGTTGGTGTTCTCGCCACCCTTGGTGGTGTCAGATGCGAAGTCAAGGGCTGCGAAGACGTTGGCGTCTTCCTGGGCCTGGATTTCCTGACGAGCCTTCTGCTGGGCGCGGTCGATGACGTTAAAGCGGCGGCGCTTAACTTCAGCGATACGGACAGTAGGATTGCTGACGATTTCA